AACATTACTGGAATCAATCCCACGATTGAAACCAGCGAAGTAATTGAGAACGATGTTACTGATGTAGTTATCAGGGACATAGATGAGTGAGTTAAACTTCCAACTGTTGCGATGGCAACAAGAAGTGTTTAAAGACCATACACGATTCAAGGTCATTGCTGCTGGTCGTCGTTGTGGTAAGTCCAGATTGTCAGCAGTAACCCTACTGATTGAAGGGCTTAATTGTCCTGAAGGTTCTAGCGTGATGTATGTTGCACCAACGCTGGGACAAGCAAGAACGATTATGTGGGACTTGTTAATGGATTTAGGTAGACCTGTAATCAAGTCTGCTCACATTAACAACTTAGAGATTACCTTGGTAAACGGCAGGAAAATCCTCATTCGAGGCGCTGACAACCAAGACTCGCTGCGTGGTGTGTCCTTGTCGTATTTGGTAATGGACGAAGTAGCGTTTATTAAAGCAGAGATTTGGGAACGGGTATTACGAGCTGCGCTGTCGGATAAAAAAGGTAGAGCGATGTTTATTTCTACCCCGTCTGGTCGTAATCACTTCTATGAGTGGTTTCAGCTAGGACAGTCAGGAACGGATGAAGATTGGAAGTCGTGGCACTTTACCACTGCGGACAATGAAACGATTGACCCAAAAGAGATTGAGGCTGCAAAGCGAACACTGAGTTCCTTTGCGTTTAACCAAGAGTATTTGTCTTCCTTTAACAATGCTGGTTCAGGTTTATTTAAAGAAGAATGGATTAAGTTCGGTGAAGAACCTAATGATGGTTCATGGTACATCGCAGTAGACTGCGCTGGTTTTGATGAGATTGGTAAAAAGAATACCAATAAACGATTAGATAAAACCGCTATTGCGTGTGTAAAGGTAGATAACAACAATGTGTGGTTTGTGGACAAGATTGAAACAGGTCGCTGGTCGACTGAAGACACTGCGCTTAGAATACTTAAAAACATCCAAGAGTATCAGCCGCTGGCAGTAGGGATTGAGAGAGGTATCGCAAAGCAAGCGATTATGAGTCCACTGATGGACGCTATGCGAAGAATGAACTGTTACGCTCACATTGAAGAACTGACACACGGCAATAAGAAAAAAGTAGATAGGGTAACTTGGGCTTTGCAGGGTAATTTAGAGCATGGCAGGATTGTCCTAAACGCTGAAGGTGATTTTGATTTGTTTGTTGATGAACTCCTAATGTTCCCCACACAGGGAGTACACGATGACACGGTGGATGCGTTAGCGTACATCGAGCAGTTAGTCCGCCCCAACTTCGATGCTGACGATGGTGGTGATGAGTGGGAAACTTTAGATGTAATTTCAGGATACTAAGATGGACGAGTGGTTAAAAGAATATTACAAATTACAGGAAATGGACTGGTCGCCTACAAAACTTTCTACCGAAGAAGAAAGCCAGTTTAGAAATTGGATTACAGGTACAAAGCTATTTAACAACTTAAAACCTTTAATTGCTCAAGATTTAGAGAAGCCTTTAGATAAAGTATCAAACGACGACATCATCAATGAAATGATTGCGTCAGGCGATTATGACTATCGTGGAGCATGGAAAAAGGGCGTAAACGAAGAAATTAGCCCTTATGACAATATGCCTCACTGGTCTTCCAGAGCTGCTGATGGTACATGGCTCAAATCACCAAAACACCAAACTGCATGGAAAGAACTGTTTATGCAGCAATATGGTCAAGACCCCGATTCTCTAGGGTTAGATACGCTAGACAAAGCAGTTCAAGCTACCCCACAACAAATGGTCAACCCAATGTATGCTGACCCGTTTGGTAACTCAATTCAATAAGGAAGAAAAATGGCTGAAATGAACGATAGCAACGAAGGCGTACAATTTGAACAACCTTCGGAAGCTGACAAAGAGTTAGCGGCGTTTGTTATACAACACTGTGACCGCTGGCGTGACAGCCGTGACGAGAACTACTTAGAAGACTGGAAAGAATACGAGCGTATCTTCCGTGGTGTTTGGGCTTCTGAAGACCGTACTCGTGAGTCCGAGCGCAGTCGCTTAATCAGTCCCGCAACGCAGCAAGCAGTCGAGACTCGCCACGCTGAGATTATGGAAGCTATCTTCGGTAACGGAGAGTTCTTCGACATCAAAGACGACATCGTGGACTACAACGGTAATCCAATGGATGTCCAAGCAATCCGTGCTTTACTGATGGAAGACTTAACTGCGAACAAGATTCGTAAGTCGGTAGACCAGATTGAACTGATGGCAGAGATTTATGGTACTGGTATCGGTGAGATTATGGTTAAGACCGAGACAGAGTATGTGCCTTCAACTCAGCCTATTCCGGGCAGTATGCAAGCTGCTTACGGAGTACAAGAGAAAGAATACTTCTGCGTTAAGATTAACCCAGTAAACCCTAAGAACTTCTTGATTGACCCTAACGCTACTTCGATTGAAGATGCGATGGGTGTAGCGATTGAAAAGTTTGTCTCTATCCACAAAGTGGTAGAAGGTATGGAAAAAGGTATCTATCGTAAGGTAGACATCGGACCTGCTGGAAACGATGACGACTTAGAAGTAACCCAAGAAGTAGTCCAGTATCAAGATGACAAGGTTAAACTACTCACTTACTACGGATTAGTCCCAAGAGAGTACCTAGATGAGCTTGAGAACGAAGGCGACGAGATGGTTGACCTGTTCCCTGAGTCCAGCACTGCAGACACCTACAGCGACCTCGTAGAAGCTATTGTGGTCATTGCTAATGATGGCTTACTCCTCAAGGCAGAGCGTAACCCCTACATGATGAAAGACCGTCCTGTAGTTGCTTACCAAGATGATACCGTTCCTAACCGTTTCTGGGGTCGGGGTACAGTAGAAAAAGCATACAATATGCAAAAGGCGATTGATGCACAGCTCCGCAGCCACCTAGACAGCTTGGCATTGACAACTGCTCCGATGATTGCAATGGATGCTACTCGTCTGCCCCGTGGCGCTAAGTTTGAAGTCCGTCCCGGCAAAGCAATCCTTACCAATGGTAATCCTTCTGAGATTATGATGCCATTCAAGTTCGGACAAACCAGCCCTGAGTCTGCTGCTACGGCAAGAGACTTTGAGCGTATGCTGCTGATGGCAACCGGTACTCTGGATAGTCAAGGAATGGTGTCGCAAGCGACTCGTGATGGTTCTGGCGCTGGTATGTCGATGGCTGTTTCTGGCATCATCAAGAAGTACAAGCGTACCCTGACGAACTTCCAAGAAGATTTCATGGTCCCGCTGATTAAGAAGGTTGCGTTCCGCTATATGCAATTTGACCCAGAGCGTTACCCTTCTGTAGACATGAAGTTCCTACCTACCGCTACATTGGGTATCATGGCTCGTGAATACGAACAGCAACAGCTTATCGGTTTATTACAGACTCTTGGACCTGATACTCCTGTATTGCCAATCATCCTCAAAGGAATCATTGCCAACTCCAGCCTGTCTAATCGTGCTGAGATGGAGCAAGCCTTAGAGCAAATGAGTCAGCCAAACCCTGAAGCACAGCAACAACAGCAGATGGCACAGCAAATGCAGATGGAACAGGCTCAGGCGCAGACACAATCGCTCCAAGCCCGTGCAATGCGTGACCAAGCAGAAGCTCAGAAGACCGTAGTTGAGACCCAATTACTGCCTGAAGAACTCAAAGCCAAGGTTATTAGTTCACTTTCTACCAACATTGATGGTCAAAACCAAGACAATGAGTTTGAAAAGCGTGCAAGAATCGCTGATTTGATGCTCAAAGAAAAGGACATTGACAACAAAGGTAAGATTGTTGAGCTACAGATGCAGAAAACAGCTCAAAAGTAAAGAAAACTATTGACTTTTTAACAAAAGTGTGGTAGAATTGCAACAAAATAAGTAAGTAAATGCTCACTTCTCCTCAAAGGACAAAGAAGAATGATAGATAAGAAACTTCAACAGTATTACGAGAACCGCTTTTCAATGATGTCTACTGAAGGGTGGCAAGACTTGATGGAAGATGCACAAAATATGTTCAATTCGTTGAACCATGTGCTATCAATCCAGAGTGAAGCGGATTTAATGGTAAAGAAGGGACAACTGGACTTGCTTCAGTGGCTCATTACCCTTAAACCTGCTTCAGAACAGGCTTACGAGCAGCTCATGTCGGGAGACTCAGCAGATGGCTCGTAGGATGTACGATTTCCAGTGTCAAGCTGGACATATTACAGAAGGTTTTGTTGATTATGAGACAACGACAATCTCCTGTAGTTGTGGGAATGTAGCAAATCGAATTATCTCACCCGTGAGAATTAGTTTAGATGGCACAGACCCAAACTTTGTGGCTGCCTACGATAGATGGGCGAAAAGACACGAAGACAAGCAGAAGCAAGAAGCAAAGCAAAACGCCTAAGATACCTTTACCGCAGGTAAAGCCTTAGATTACAAATCCTAAAATCACTTGATTCGGTGACAGGAGACTTTAAATGGCAGCAAACTTTATTCAAGAAGAAGAACTGTTTAACGGCAGTGAGCAAGAAGAAGTACAAGACGTTACAACCCCAGTACCCGACAGCACTACTGTAGACAATACTGAAGCGGTTGATGTCAAAGAACCCGTAGAAGAATTACCAGAGAAGTATCGTGGTAAGTCTGCTATCGAGATTGCAAGGATGCACCAAGAAGCTGAAAAGCTGATAGGTCGCCAAGCGAATGAGGTTCACGAAGTACGAAGTCTTGCAGACCAACTGTTAAAACAACAACTCGATTCTAAGGCTAAGGAAGCGAAGCCACTTGAAGAATCGCTCGAAGACGACTTTTTTGCAGACCCAGCTAGTGCGGTCAACAGACAAGTAGAGAAGCATCCTGCAGTTCTTGAAGCAAGACAAGCAGCGTTAGAAATGAAGCGCATGAAGACAGCTCAACAGTTGTCTTCAAAGCACCCAGACTTTGCAACCATCGCACAAGATGCAGGGTTTCAAGATTGGGTTAAATCTTCTGCTATTCGCTTAAACTTGTTTGCTAAAGCAGACGCTGAATTTGACTTTGAATCCGCTGATGAGTTGTTAAGTACCTACAAGGAACTCAAACAAATCAAACAGCAGAACCAAAATGTCCAATCAGCTAATGTAGAAAGCAAAGCTCAAGAACAGGCAATGAAGGCAGCTACAGTCGATGTTGGTGGTGCTGGTGAAACTAGCCGAAAAGTATATCGTAGAGCAGACCTTATTAAACTGAGAATGACCGACCCTGACAGGTATATGCAACTCTCTGACGAGATTATGCAAGCATACGCTGAGGGGAGAGTCAAGTAATTTTAGAATTTCTAATTAAAGGAAAAATATCATGGCATTAGTAGGCGCAGCATACCCCGGCGGTAGTACATCTATCGTCAACAAAACAAACGCAGACAAGTTCATTCCAGAAATCTGGTCTGATGAAGTTATCGCTGCTTACAAGAAAAACCTAGTATTGGCTAATCTTGTTCGCAAAATGTCTTTCAAAGGCAAAAAAGGCGATACACTGCACATCCCTAAACCAACTCGTGGCGTTGCAAGCCTCAAGGCTGCAAATACCGCTGTAACGGTTCAAGCCGATACCGAGAGCGAAGTACAGCTTTTAATCAACCGTCACTTCGAGTACTCACGTTTCATTGAGGACATCGTCGAAGTTCAAGCTCTGTCGTCACTCCGTTCTTTCTATACGGAAGACGCTGGTTACGCTTTGGCTAAACAAGTTGATGACGACCTCATCGCTTTGGGTAAGTCTTTCGGCGACGGCGACGCTTCTGATTGGGTACACAGCAATGCGTACTTTATCGATGCAACCACAGGTTTGACACTGTACGCTCTTGACACTGTAACCACCTCTGACTTGTTTACCGATGCTGGTTTCCGTAAGCTCATCCAGTTGATGGACGACGCTGACGTACCAATGGATGGTCGTAAGTTTGCGATTCCTCCTTCATTGCGTAATGCAATCATGGGTATTGACCGTTACAACTCCAGCGACTTCGTTGATGGTCGTGGCGTAAACAATGGTCAAATCGGTAAGTTGTATGGCATTGACATCTATGTGTCAAGCAATATGCCTACGATTGAAACAGCCGCTGATAACTCTGTTGGCGACGCAATCAAAGCTGCTGTTTTGTTCCATACCGACACAATGGTATTGGGCGAGCAGTTAGGTGTTCGTTCACAGACTCAGTACAAGCAAGATTACTTGTCTACACTTTACACTGCTGACACATTGTTCGGCACTAAAGTTGTACGTCCAGAAGCTGGCTTCGTATTGGCTGTAAACGCCTAAGTAGTAAAAATTCAAGCTCCTTAGCTTCGGCTAGGGAGTTTGTTTAAGTGTATTCCTAGAGTGCATTTAAACAAGTCAGGGAGAATAAATGTCTATTTATCGTGGAGCTGGTGGTTCTGGTGATGCCGTTAACGATGCTTCTAGCGAAGCGATATTAACCGTTCAAGCTAAAGACGCAGCCATTGTTGCTCAATTAGCAGCAGAGGCTGCACAGACTGCTGCAGAGTTAGCCGAAACTAACGCAGAGACAGCAGAGACTAACGCTGAAACTGCAGAGACTAATGCAGAAACAGCTCAGGCTGCTGCTGCTTCGTCAGCTTCTAGTGCAAGTTCTTCAGCATCGGCTGCCTCAACGTCTGCAACTAATGCTGCAGCGTCAGCTTCTACAGCAACAACACAAGCAACTAACGCTTCATCTTCTGCTTCTGCAGCAAGCACCTCAGCCACTAATGCAAGCAACTCTGCAACTGCAGCGTCTACTTCTGCATCTAATGCTAGTACTTCTGCAACTAATGCAAGTAACTCAGCCACTGCTGCAGCGTCTTCTGCTACATCTGCAGCAGCATCTTATGATAGCTTTGATGACCGTTACTTAGGTGCTAAGTCTTCTGCTCCTTCAGTAGATAATGACGGTAACGCACTACTAACGGGTGCATTGTATTTTGACACTTCAACATCTTCAATGAAAGTGTGGAGTGGTAGTGCTTGGTTAGATGCGTATGCTTCTTTATCGGGTGCTGTAACTTCTGTATCTGCAACAGCTCCGATTACCACTACTGGTGGCACAGCTCCTACAATCGGTATTACTCAAGCTACCACATCGGCTAATGGATTCGTATCCAGCACAGATTGGAATACCTTTAACGGGAAACAAGCAGCTCTTGTAAGCGGTACAAACATCAAGACTGTAGCTAGTCAATCATTAGTAGGTGCTGGTGATGTAACTTTTAGTTCTATCTCACCGATTACAACTACTGGTGATATTATCATCGGTACTGCTACTAATACTTCTTCACGATTAGGTGCAGGAGATTCAGGATACTTACTAACCTCTAACGGTGCTGGTACTGCTCCTTCGTGGCAAGCTGCTCCAGTAAGTCTACCTTCTCAGACTGGTAATGCCAATAAGTTCTTAAAGACTGACGGCACTGCTGCTTCATGGTCTACTCTACCTACAGTTCTACCAATCCTGATTCGTGCTGGTTCTACTGTAAGCGTTTCTGTCGGTAACGGAGTGTTACCAGTTACCAATCGTGCTGGCTCTACCGTTAATGTAGCCGTAAACTAATAGGAATATAAAATGGCAAATCGTTATCCTCTCGTACTAAACGGTACAACTGTACAAGAACTACAATCTGGTGATGCTGTAACTGGTTTAGTAATTGGTACTGATGTTCAAGCGTATGATGCTGACACAGCTAAGACTGACGTGGCTCAATCGTTTACTGCTGCCCAGCGTGGTGCTATCTCTGCACTAACTGACGGTGCAACTATTACTCCTGACTTTGCTGTAGCTAATAACTTCTCAGTTACATTGGGTGGAAACCGTACTTTAGCTAATCCTTCTAACCTAACTGCTGGTCAGTCAGGCTCTATCTTTATCGTTCAAGACGGCACAGGTAGCAGAACATTAGCCTATGGAAGTCAGTACGACTTTATCGGTGGCACAGCCCCAACGCTCTCTACCGCAGCCAATTCTGTAGACCGCATAGATTATGTAGTTCGTACTACAGGCTCTATCCATTGTGTATTTACAGCAAACTACAGTTAAGGTAAATAATGAGTGTAATTAACTCTCAGCCTCTTATTGGCGCATCTGGCAATCAAGGCGGTGCATATAACCTTACTCGCTCACTCCGCTTTCGGTCTAGTGCTTCTGCTAGGTTAAGCAGGACACCAAGTTCTACTGGCGATAGACAAAAGTTTACTTGGTCTGGGTGGATAAAAAGAGGGACATTATCCTCTAGCACTGATTATGTATTATTTGATGCTCAGACTGACGCTAATAACTGGTTTACATTTTGGATTAGAAACGACTCAATAGGGTATGATGTATCTTGGACATCTACGGCTAATCGTATTATTACAATAAGCAACGCTGTGTATCGTGATGTCTCATCTTGGTATCATGTAATTGTTTCTGTAGATACTACACAAGCCACAGGGTCAAATAGAATACGAATATATATTAACAACGCAGAAATAACGGCTTTTTCTTATCCAACTGGCTCAGGTTTTATTGCTCAAAATACAAACATGAGCATTAATCTAGCTAGTACACCTCATAGCATTGGAGGCAGAAATACAGGAACTCCTGACAAGTTTTACGATGGTTACATGGCAGAGGTTAATTTTGTAGATAGTCAGCAATTAACCCCATCCTCATTCGGTGAAACATCCACTACTACAGGTGTATGGATTCCTAAGAAATACACAGGAACATACGGTACTAATGGATTCTATTTAGACTTTGAAGATACATCTTCTACTGCTGCATTAGGTTACGATGCTGCTGGTTCTAACGACTGGACAGTAAACAATGTAAGCCTCACTAGCGGTGCTACATACGACAGTATGACAGATGTACCTACGCTGACAAGTGCTACTGCTGCTAACTATTGTGTATTAAATCCTCTTATAAATTCCAATGGTGTTTTGTCCAATGGTAATTTAACTTATGCTGGAACTGCTGCTGGAAATAAGCCAGTTACTTTAACTGGTGGCTTTAAGCAATATGCAGAGATTACGATTGGCTCTGGAACTGCGTCTGTATTTGGGCTAGCTACTGCTACTGCCGATATGACGCAAAATACTGGGCTAACAACCAATGGATTGTATGGCATTTATGACAATACATCTGGTTTTTATTTGTTTTCTAATGGAACAACCATAACCAATATTAGTGGACAAACAAGTGCTGGAGTAGTTTTTCAGCTTGCTTACGATGCTCCAAACGGAAAACTGTGGATTGGCAAAAATAACACTTGGTATAACAGTTCTTTAGGAACAACGGGAAATCCATCAGCAGGAACTAATGAAACACTATCTAGTCTGCCAACCGATTTAAGAATGTTTGTAGGAACTGGCAACTTTAGCACAACTTATAATGTTAATTTTGGACAACAACCATTCGCCTACACTCCACCTACAGGCTTTGTAGCACTAAACACATTTAACTTACCTACTCCTACGATTGGTGCTACTGCATCTACACAGGCTAATGATTACTTTGACGCAACAACATATACTGGCAATGGTTCAACACAGACTATTACCAATGCTGGCGGTTTTAGTCCTGATTTAATTTGGATAAAATCCAGAAGTAATGCTTATAACAACTTCTTAACAGATTCTGTTAGGGGTGCTAGTAAATATTTAATATCTAATGCGACTGATGCTGAAGCTGATGCTGGCTCTGCTGGTATTACTGCATTTAATAGCAATGGTTTTAGCATGGGTTCTGGCACAGCTTTAAATGCCAATGCTGCTACCTATGTAGGCTGGCAATGGAGAGGGTCTGATTCGTCTGCTGTATCTAATACGGCTGGTTCTATTACATCTACAGTAAGTGCTAATACCTCTGCTGGGTTTAGTGTTGTTAGTTGGACTGGCACAGGCTCTGGTGCTGCTACTGTAGGTCATGGGCTAGGGGTTGCTCCAAAGTTTATTATTACTAAGCCTAGAGGAATTACAGCAGATTGGATTTGCTATAGTGAAAATTTAGGAAATAATGCTTATTTAGTTCTTAATTCTACAGCAGCACAAGTAACAGGCGCTACTACTGTTTGGGGAAGCACATCGCCAACATCAACGGTATTCAGCCTTGGTAGCGGATATAACTACAGCACTACAATGGTAGCCTACTGCTTTGCAGAAGTAGCTGGATACTCTAAGTTTGGTAGCTATGTTGGCAATGGCTCGGCTGATGGTGCTTTTGTATATACTGGCTTTAGACCTAAGTTTGTAATGTTTAAGAGGTTAGACGGTGTAGTTGGGTGGGGGATGATAGATTCCGCACGAAATACATTTAATTTTTCTAATGATTTATTAGAGCCTAATACATCAAACGCAACTCAAGCATATTCAGATTTAGGATTTGATTTTGTTTCAAACGGATTCAAGGTTCGTGGTGCGTCAGGAAACACAAACGCATCAGGTGGCACATACATATACATGGCATTTGCCGAATCACCCTTTAAATATAGTTTGGCTCGTTGATGAATAGACAGAGAGCAATCAAGGGCGATGACTGGACTGGACATGAGTACCAGTATGGGATTGTTTTATCTGAGCATTCTGTTGGATACTGGAATACGAAGTGCAAACTATGTGACAAAGTTCATGTAATGGAAACTCGTTCTTTGCGAGTTGGGGCTAGAAGCAAAAAATGCGAACAATATAGAGCGCCAAACTGGTCTGGATTTGAGCGTGAAGATGCTATCATGCGTAGGCAGTACGGCATATCAATGGAAGAATTTACTGGTCTTTTGGAATTTCAAGGCGGTGGATGCGCTATTTGCTCTAAGCCCATTGAAGAACTCCGTAGACGCATGAACATAGACCATGACCATAAGAATGGCAAAGTCCGTGGCATTCTTTGCTCTGGATGTAATACAGGATTGGGGCATCTTGGGGATAATATAGAAGGTCTTAAAAAAACCTTGTATTACCTTGAGAACACGCCTTTTGATGAATACGCTAACGCACGATAGGAATTATTATGCCTTTTAAACTCGGAACTCAGACTATCCAACTGGATACTCCTTTTACACACAACGACATTCAATACCCTGCAAACTGGATTCGTCTAGCTACAGAAGAAGATAAGGCTGCTATCGGTCTAGTCTGGGAAGCTGACCCTGTTCGTGCGGATGACCGTTTCTATTGGGATGGCGATATTAACAATCCTAAAGACATCAACCAAGTTAAAGCTATGCTGATTGCTCAAAGTAAAGCTACTGCTGGTTCTATGCTGGCTCAATCAGACTGGAAGATTATTCGTGCTACTGAAACTGGCGTTGCAGCAAGTGCTGAAACATTAGCTGAAAGAGCCGCTATTCGTACAGCGTCTAACGACAATGAAACAGCTATCAATGCTTGTACTACTGTGGATGAGCTGGCTGTACTGCAACTAACTTTCCCACAGAAAGAGAATGAGGCATGAGCGACATTAACCCTGTAGAGTACGGTAAGTTAGTCAATGCCGTTGAGAACCTAGAGCATAAAGTAAACTCAATGGATGCTGACATTAAACGATTAGTGGCTATGGCAGAGCGCAGTAAAGGTTCTCTGTGGGCTTTGATGGGTGTTGCCTCAGTTGCTGGTGCTTTTATCAGCTATCTATCTGAATTGTTATTTAAAAAGTAAACCATGAGACCACATTCAATCGGTAATAACTTAACAGCGAATACGCTGACTACGTTATTTACTGTGCCAACGAGAAACATGGCTATTACGCATGATATTTTAATGACTAATAGAGGTGCTGGTAATAAACACATTTCTATTTATTGGTATGACAAAAGCACAAATACTAGCATTGAGGTAGTCCATGAAAGAACTATATCGGCTAAGACTTCTGCTACTATTGATAGTAATTTTTCTTTTGTAATGGACGAAGGAGATGAACTTCGTGCTATATCGGAAACAGGTTCAACCATGACAGTTGTAGCATCGTTTGATTTAGACGCTAGGTCAACTGTACAAAACTTTGCTTAAAGGATTAAGATGCCACTCAAAGCAGGTAAATCACAAAAGACTATCTCCTCTAACATCCGTAAAGAGATGAAGGCTGGGAAGCCACAGAAACAGGCTATCGCAATCGCTTTAAGCAAAGCAGGACAATCTAAACCACAACCCAAGAAAAGGAAGTAATTATGCCAATGGTCAAAGACAAGAAGTTCCCTTACACAGCTAAGGGTAAGAAAGAAGCTAAGTCGTATGCTAAGAAAACAGGAGCAAAGATGACTACTCCTAAAGCTAAACCAGCTAAGAAGATGGGCGCAAAGCGTGGCTACTAAACCGGGTTTGTATGCAAATATTGCAGCCAAGAGAAACCGTATCAAGGCTGGCTCTGGCGAGAAGATGCGTAAAGTAGGCGCTAAAGGCGCTCCTTCGGCTAAAGACTTTAAAGATGCTGCTAAGACAGCTAAGAAGAAGTAATGCCTAAGAAAGAGTTTCAGAACCCCAAAGGCGGTTTAAACCAGAAAGGTCGAGATTATTACAACAAGACCACTGGTTCTAAGCTAAAGCCTCCCGTGTCTGCTAAAGAGGCTGCAAAGTCGCCTAAAGCGGCTGCACGGCGTAAGAGCTTCTGCGCTCGTATGGGCGGTGTTGCTGGTCCAATGAAGGACGATAAGGGTAGACCAACCCGTAAAGCATTAGCATTAAAAAAGTGGGATTGTTAAAAAACACTTGCTTTTTTTGTAAAAGTATGATACACTGGAAAGAATATGCCATCTAAAAACTACTTAGAATTAACGAATGAAGTGTTAATCCGACTGCGTGAGCCAGAGGCTTCCTCAGTGTCGGATAACGCCTATGTTAAGCTGATTGCAAAGTATGTAAACGATTCTAAACGGCAAGCAGAGGATGCTTATAACTGGAACGCTTTGTCGGAAACATTATCAGCTACAACCACTGCTGATGTGTTTAACTATGTCTTAGTTGGTACTGGTCAACGCTTTCGTGTGATTGATGTCTTAAACGATACCAGTAATTTTGTTTTACGCAACGCCACTACCCGCTGGATGAACGACCAGTTCTTAATTGCGACTCCAGCTAAAGGCTCTCCTTATTATTACAACTTTAACGGTACGAACACCGACGGCGATACTCAAGTAGATTTATACCCTATTCCTAACGGCGTGTACAACATTCGTTTTAACGTCATTCGACCACAAGTTGAATTAGTTTTAAACTCAGACAAACTCTTAATTCCACATGAGCCTGTTATCCTTGGTGCATTAGCACGGGCGCAAGCAGAGCGTGGTGAAGATGGCGGTGTCCAGTCCGCTGAGACATATGCACTGTTTAAGCAAAGCCTTGCGGATGCGATTGGTTTAGAGTCTGCACGGTACTTTGAAGAAGAAGCGTGGTATCCAATCTAATGGCTGGCGCACTCCAAACTTCCTCCATTGCCGCACCGGGTTTCTACGGACTCAATCTCCAAGAGTCTAGTGTAACGCTGTCTTCTGGCTTTGCATTAAAAGCACAGAACTGCATCATTGACCGATATGGTCGTATTGGCGCAAGACGTGGTTGGACTCCACTGAACGCTACGAATAGCGACTTAGGTTCTAATGCAATTGAAGCAATGATGGAGGTGGTAGATGGTGGAAGCAATACAATTATATCAGCAGGTAATAACAAGTTATTCACTGGTCGCACAACACTTACACAACGTCTTGTCCGAAATGCAACAAATTCAGCAAACGCTACTTACACGATAACAGGTAACAACTGGCAGATGGCTGCAATGCCATATGGCGATGCTAACGACTTTCAGCCCCATGCGTACCTTGCACAAGACGGACACCCGATGTTGGTGTGGCACGAGTTACCAGTCTCTGGTGGAGACCCACACGACCACGATAGCGGTACATTTGGATTCCAACAAGTAGGTGATGTAGGTACACTTCCAGCGAACCACACAACTGGGTCGTTTAAACCCAATGCAGTGTTCTCTGGCTTTGGTCGTATCTGGGTGGGTAACATTGTAAATGACACACACACTGTGTACTTTAGCGATTTGTTGCGTGGTACTGATTTTACAACAGGTTCAGCTGGCTACTTAAATTTACAAGAAGTATTCCCTAACGGAGATAACATTGTCGCTATCTCAGGACATAATGGATTTTTAATTATCTTTGGTCGTAACAACATTGCTATCTATGCAAACCCAATCGACACTGGCGCATTAGTTCTTCAAGATATTATTTATAACGTAGGCTGTATTGCTCGTGATTCAGTTCAAAACATTGGCACAGACATCTTGTTCTTGTCTGATAGCGGTGTGCGTAGTCTTGCACGAGTGATTCAAGAGAAGTCACTACCAATGAATGACTTGTCTAAGAATGTCCGTGATGACTTAATGACAAACGTATTTTCTGAGACTGACTTAGGTAAGGTTAAGAGTATTTACCATGACAGAGATGCTTTCTATCTACTGTCGCTACCTACAACGAAGTTTGTCTATTGCTTTGATACTCGTTCACGGATGCAAGATGGTTCTGCTCGTGTCACAATATGGGATAACTTAGAGCCAAAGTCTTTCTGCATTACTCAAGCTAAAGAACTCTTAATCGGTAAGCCTTCTTACATTGGTAAGTACTTTGGTCATTCGGATAATGGTGTGACATATCGGTTACAATATTACACCAACTACTTTGACTTTGATGCCTCTACTAAACTAAAGATTCTGAAGAAGATTGGTTGGGTCTTAATTGGTGGTACAAACCAGTCAGTTGCAGTTAAGTGGGGTTTTGATTACACCGAAAACTATCAAGCAACTACATACTTCCTTGACACTGCTGTTGTGTATGAATATAACATCGGTGAATATAACATTGCAGAATACAGTTCTGGTATTGTCTTAGACCGTTTCTCAGTCAATGCTGGTGGTCAAGGAACAATCATGCAGTTAGGTTTAGAGGCAGACATCAACGGTAATCCTATGTCAATTCAAAAGATTGACGTTGCCGTTAAAGCAGGTAAAACACTCGTTTAAGGAATAGAGCATGGCAAATTATACAAAAGCAACTAACTTCGCTGCAAAGGATGGCTTACCTACAGGTAATGCTGGTAAGATTGTTAAAGGTACAGAGATTGATACAGAGTTTACCGCTATCGCTTCTGCTATTGCGTCAAAAGCAGACCTAAATAGTCCAGCCTTCACAGGCAGTCCTACAGCCCCAACTGCTTCGGCAGGAACAAATACAACTCAAATTGCGACAACAGCTTTCGTAACGGCTGCTGGTGGTCGTATTATCCAATCAGTTACTTCTGTGTTTACTGGTACATATAGTACCACAAGCTCTAGCTATGTTGCTCCTAGCCATTCTGTTTCGATTACTCCTACCTCCTCGTCTAGTAAGATTTTGATTATTCAATCTGGTAAATTGTTTCAGACTGATGAGTATAATGCAAGTCAAAATGCCCATCTAACGCTTTATAGAGCTTCTACAAACTTAGGAGCATCAGGCGACGGTGCTTCTTTTGTGCAGATTAGCTCTGGATATGCTAATAGTATCTACACAGGTGAGTCATGCACAGTACTAGACAGCCCTGCTTCTACTTCATCTTTAACATATCAAGTTTATATTAAAGCAACTGGCGGTAATGCAACAGCGGTATATGCTGGCTATGCTACTTTAACGGTCTTGGAGATACTATAATGACAACGACATCACAAGCACTTAAATCTCTTTTTCCTACTGCTCAGTGGGGCATGGCAAACGAAGACTATAATACTTTACAATGGTTTGATACAACTACTACTAAACCAAGCAAGGCTACAGTTGATGCTGAGATAGCTAGACTAGAAGCGGATGCTCCTCTAGCAGCTTGTAAAGCAGAAGCTAAGAAGCGTATCGCTGCTACCGATTGGTCTGTCTTGCCTGATGTAAGCATTAGTAACCGTGCTGAGTTTGAGGAGTATCGTGCTGAATTACGAGCATTGATTATTACTCCTGTAGCAAACCCAAGCTATCCTGTTGAACCACAACCAGTTTGGCTGTAAGTTATAAAGTACCGATTATAGAGCGTCCTGAGTACACAATGTATTTAGAGACGTATGAAAAGTATAATTGGTTTCACACAGATGTTAAAAAGTGGACAGCAGAGATTAAAAAGCAATACCTTGAAGATTTAAACAGTTTACAACAAGAGTTATCACCTTTTATCGTTTCGCTAATTAGAGAAGATAATACAAAACTCGTAAAGTTTGCAAAGTCAATTAATTTTAAGTACGAAACAACAATTAAAGGTTTAGATAACATGAATCATCATATTTACAGTAGGAGTCTATAATGGGTGGCTTAGTTAGTAGTATAGTAGGGACTGTCGGAGGTTTAGTCAGTGGCGGCAAAGCTGCTAGTGCAAACGCACAGCAAGCGGCGGCGTTTCGTAATGCTGCTACTTATGGTCGAGACCAAGCTGCGTTTCAACCTTTTGGAATGACCACTGGGTTTGGTTCGTCTCAGTTTGCAACAGACCCAAATACAGGTAGAGTCACTTCTGCAGGATATACCTTAGACCCTCGTTTAGCAGGTGTACAAGGCAATATCTCAAACTTAATGACTGGGTATGACCCTAATCAAGTTGGACAAGCAGCACAGCCTCTTTATGGCGGTGCATCAAGTCTATTTAACTTAGGTCAACAGTACTTAGCCACTTCTCCTGAGCAAGCTGCACAGCAGTATTTGTCTCAACAACAGGGACTGTTACAACCCGGTAGAGCTGCTGACTTTGCTAGACTGTCTGCTGCTAACTATGGTCGTGGTACAGGCGGTTTAGGTGTTAACACAGGCACTGGTGGCGGTCCTTCTAACCCACTAGCACAAGCATTGTTTAACGCACAAGCACAACAAGATGCTAGACTAGCAGCACAGGCAGACGAGTATGGTATGCAGCGTACTCGATTCGGTGCTGGTTTATTCGGAACAGGTAGCGAGTTGTTAGGTCGAGTACCAACTCTGACGAGTGCAGGTTACAACCCATTGCGTACACAACTTGGCTTATTCAGCGACATTGAGAAGTTAGGTATGACTCCGTATGACATGAGTCTCGGCTTAGGTAAAACTATCTCTGATGCTGGTGCAAGACAGGCTGGTATTGTTATGGGTGGAGAGACAGCGGCAGCGCCATCGTCATTGGCTTACAGTTCATACAGCCCGTTGGGTTCATCGCTTAGCGGTGCTGGTTCTATCGGAGGAAGCAGTGGCGGACAACAACTAGGAAGTTGGTTTAGCGGATTGTTTGACAAAGGTCCAACATTGTTAGCAGGATAAGGAAAAATCATGGCAGAAATCGTAGGCGGTTTATTTGGAGTATCTCCTGAGCAGTTAATTCGTCAGCGTCAAGTTACGGACGCAAACAATGCGTTTAGGTTTGCTAATCTTGACCCAATGCAAAGAGCGCAAATGGCTATCTATCAAGGTAGCGCAGGTGTCGCTCGTGGAGTGCAAGGATTACTTGGTGGAGACCCTGAATTAGAAAGAATATCACAGATTAAACAACTGTCTTCACAGTTTGATTTATCGACTCCAGATGGCGCTCGTCAATTCGCTCAAGCATTACAACCTTTTGCTCCGCAAGAAGCAATAATGGCTGTTCGTGAAGCAGACCGTATGGAGCAAGCTGGTCTAGGTCGTCAAAAGACAGCAGCGGACATACAGAGAACTGAAAGTCTTGTTGCTAAAGAGGAATTATCAGCCGCACAAGAAGAAAAACTAAGAAAAGAATTGTCTAATCTCCCTCCAAATGCAACAGAGCAGCAGATTCTTAGTGTTGTAACTAAGTACGGTTCTCCAGATAAGATTCTACAAGTCTTAACACAATCACAAGATAGACGGGCTAGAATTGCCGCCGCTTCTGCTGGTAAAGCAGAGGCTCCAACAAAACCACTCTCGGCTAGTCTACAAAAGAGCGAAGACAAAGATATTGAGGCTATTGACACTTACTTAGCGCAAGGTGAAGCACTTAAACCATCTATTTTGAATTTAACCCCAGATGCTAAAGGTGTACGTACATTAGAATTAGGACCTGCAAAGAACGCTAAATACATTGCTCAAAATGCACTAGGTAACTCTACTCCTGAAAGTCGTGCATACGAGGCATTAAAGTCTGCCGTTGATACAGCAGTTAATTTACAAGTGAGTGCTGAAAAAGGTGTACAAACCGACAAGGACGTACTGCGTTTTGCCAATGCGTTAATTGCAGCTTATGGTCGTAATGATACCGAGGCTACATTGCAAGCACTGAAACGATACAACGAAGCTCTTGATAAAGCAAAGAACCGTACAGAGGCTCGTGTTGACCAGCGCCGTGTATCTCAAAAAGTTGAACCATTGTTTGGTGGTCAGCAAAGAACATCGGTAGCTCAACCAGAAAAACCAACTACTGCTAAAACACGAACACTCAAGTCAGGTGTTACCGTAACTATTGAGGATTAATAATGCCTAAGTATACAATTAATGGTGTAGTTTATAACTCACCAACAGAATTGTCAGATGCAGATTTAGAAGAATTAGCAGGTGGACAACCTCAAGCAGCGCCAGTTCCTGCTGCGACAACAGCACAGCCACGACAGCCACGGTCGACAGGGCAAGAACTTCTGCGTCAAGTAGGTCTGACAGGTCGTGCAGCTTATGAGGCTTTTACTTCTCCTGCAACGATGGTTTTAGAAGCAGTTAGAAGCGGTGTTAATTTAGGTTCTGAAGCACTTGGTTCAGACTATCGCATGGCTTCTCCTGCTGCAGCACAGAGTAGGATGCTGACACAAGCAGGTGTACCTGAGCCTGAGAACGCAATCGAACGAGCAGTTCAGTCTGGCACACAAGCAATGACCAGTACTGCTGCTTTAGCTAAAGCTGCTCCGAATATTCCTATCCTTGCTGCAGACTTAATTCGTCAAGTTCCTGCATCTGCTGCTGCTGGCTTAGTAGCACAACCTACTGCTGAAGTGGTAAAAGAAGTTACAGGTAGTGACACAGCCGCCACGATTGCTGGTATCTTGACAGGTACGGTTGCTGCAGCAACTACTGGTAAAGGTATTGATTATAAGTATCGTCCTCGTGAAACCATTGCTCAGGTCAAAGACAGGGCGGCACAATCGTATCAAGCAGTAGATGAAGCAGGGATTACCTTAAAGCCTGAGAGTGTTCAGAATATGTTTAAGAACATTGGCACAGCGTTAGATGATGCTCGTATGGTTCCCGGTACAGATTCAGCTAGAGAAGTAACTGCTCGTTTAAATGAAATGGCTCGAGTACTTGGAGACAGCCCTGTACTACCTTTCAGTTCGTTAGACAAGATGAGAGCAATGTTGAATGACTTAAAAGGAAGCAAAGACCCTGATGTACGTCGCTTAGGCGGAGTTGCTGTCACAAAGGTTGATGATTATATTAGTAATGTATCAGGTAAAGACATTGTTGCTGGTAGAGACGGAATTGACAAAGCAGTAAAAGATGTTATGTCGGCTCGTAAGGACTGGCGCAATGCAAGTCGGGCGCAGACACTTGAAGATGCACTAAATGTAGCGGAAGTAAGAGCATTAGACCCTAAAGCATCTGATAGTGAGTTAATCCGTCGTGGTTTTATAAACTTAGCTGCAAACAAAGACAAGATGAAACTGTTTACCACGGCAGAACAGAACATCATTAAATCAGTAGCCAAAGGTGGTCCGTTTGATTCGGTTTTATCCATGATTTCAAGGTTTAGTCCATTACGGTCACAACTCGCTGCCGCTGGCGGAGCTGCTGTATATACACAGTCTCCAACTGCTGCGATTACATTATCTGGCGGTGGTTTAACTGCTGACTTGTTACAAGGAGCATTGCGTAAGCGTGCAGCTCAGTCGGCTGTTCAGGAGATTGCTGCAGGAGCAACACCAAGAGCGCCTACTTCAGCCTATCAAGGTTTACTGACAGGGGCTTTAAACCCACCACAAGGACAAGTATCTGTTCAGGGGATAAGCGATGCTGAACTCCAACGATTGTTGAGTCAATAGTCTTTATACTATCACTAAATGAAACTCTACGACAACTGGAAAGAAATATTACGCAAGGCTTGGTCTATTCGGTTCATGGTAATAGCAGGGGTGTTGTCTGGAATCGAGATAGTTCTGCCCCTGTTTGCTGACCAGTTTCCAAGACATATCTTTGCTTCGCTCTCTTTTGTGTTTGTCGCTGCTGCTTTTGTGTCTAGGCTTGTTGCTCAACGAGATGTTTAATAGAAAACAAGTAGCAACCATCAGTCTCTCCGCTACTGCTCTAGTAGCGTTATTACTACACGAAGGATACCGAGAAAATGCTTATACTCCCGTGGCTGGAGATGTACCTACAATCGGTTTTGGAACTACTGCAGGAGTTAAACTGGGAGACCGCACATCACCAGAGAAAGCTCTCACAGTTGCACTCAGAGATGTGCAGCGTTTTGAAGGCTCGTTAAAAGACTGCGTTACAGTGCCACTGCATCAGCACGAGTACGATGCGTACATTAGTCTCTCTTACAACATCGGAAGCAGTGCTTTCTGTAAGTCTACCCTAGTTCGTAAACTGAACACAGAAGACTACACAGGTGCGTGTCAAGAGATACTACGATGGGATAAGTTCCAAGGCAAACCACTTGCTGGACTGACTAAACGAAGACAAGAGGAACATCAGAAATGTTTGGGCTTATAAATCCACTATACAAGATTGCAGCCATTGTAGGGCTTGTGGCTGCGTTATTTGCTTTTGGGTACTACAAGGGTTACTCCTCTGAGAAAGCTCGCTTTGATGCGTTTAAAGCCGAAATAGAGGCAGCGACACTGGCTCAAGAGAAAGTCAACCAACAGATTATTAAGCGTCAGGATATAGTTACGAAAGGAATCACCAATGAATACAAAGCTAAAATTGCTCGTCTTGAGTCTATTTATAACGGGGTGCAGTACCGTGATTCCACAGCAGTGTCCTCCAATCCCGACACCGCCGCCGGAGTTAATGAAAAAACCCAAAACCTTGTACTTGATTGTGCAGTCACAACCCAGCAACTTGTGTCCTTACAAGATTGGATAGAAGAACAGCGGAAACAAGAGAAGTAAACTGTATCTCATTTTCTACAAAAAAAGACAGCCCCGAAGGGCTGCCATAAAGTTACAACATACAAGGAATTAGATAGAGCATCCACCAGCGGTGCAACTTAACATCTGAGCGCCTTCGACATTATCGTCATACTCTTTGAAGTTCTCCCAATCTACCGTATCAGGAACTAACGACTTTAACTTGTTGTAAGTCTCCTCGTCACACTCCTCATAAGGTGCTTGCTTGTAAGTTCCGCCATCCATCGGTAGGAACGACACACCTGTAACCTCGTCGAAGTGCTTAAACGTCCACGCACCGACATCCATCCATTCTTTTTCCAAGACAGAGATAGTTACTGACGGCTTATGCTCACAGTAGTGACGTTGGAAGATTAACCACAAGCGCAGATGCTGAATCGCTGTCAAGTCTTCACGCAGTAAAGCACCATCAGCCACAGCAACAGGGAAGCTGAATACTGTTGTTGACTCAGGCTTCATCACACAAGGCTCTGCAACAAATCCTGCTTGAATCATAAACTGAGTTAAAGGGTCTTTGTTATCAGCTCGTACACGGCGAATATAATGCTTACTATGCTGAGGGTGGATGCCAGATGCGGTAGAACAGAGTTGTGATACAGTTCCTTCCGGCTTAACAGCCGTAACCGCAACACTCTGATTGATTCCAATAGCGTTAGCAAACTCAGCGTTAGTAGCAACAGCAAGGTCACGAAGTTTCTCCAATCGAGCAGGTAGTGATTCATCATCAGGGTTGTTGAGTAAGGTATTGTCGCAGATACCAGTCATCGACACACCTAAGAGTGCTTCTTCCTCGGTGTTCTTTTGCCAAATCTTACGCAAGTATGGGAAGTCGGTAAGACTAGCCTGAAAAGTACCCAGAATGGTAGCAAGACGAATCTTACGACTAATATCATCAATACTATCAGTGCTGCGAATGATGCAGCTAGATAGGTTACAGAATTGATAAGGACGTAGAATAATCTCTGAGCAGGGGTTCGTACCAAACGCATACGACTCATCCCTACGACCATTCTTCGCAGCTTGCTTTTGACTTGCTTCACGATTGAAGATACCACGCTCACCGGAGTGTGATTCATAGATTGAACTCCATTCACGCATAAATTGACCAATAGACGGAGTTTCAACATAGGTAGCAGAGTTGTTTGCTAACGCACGTTGTCCTTGACCGTCCCACCAGTTACCTGCTTTAGCGTGAGCCATTTTGTCGTCTGTCAAATCAGACAGGCTAATCATTGCCGAGCGTCGCACTCCGCCCACAACAACAACTTCCCCGATTTTGCAGAGAATATCATGACATTCGAGTGATGATAAGCGCCGACCAACTGCCCCTCTAAATTTGGACACACAGAAACGATAAAGTTCTTCCAAAGGTCCGGGTCCAGAAGCACGCCCTCCGAAAGTTTTGAGTCTTGCTCCAGCAGGTCGAACCTTGGATACGTCAAACCTTGGAATTTCACCAGCATACAAAAGAGCAATGAGCTGTCTAAGCGATTTTGCCCATCCTTCTTTAGAATCCGACACAACAACAGTGCTTTTACTATCAAACAACTGAGTAGGGACTTCGGGTAACTTAGAAACATATTGTTGCTCCACAGAGAAACCGACACCAGTGCCACAGAGAAGGATGTACATGGCTTCGTCAAAGGCTTTGGGGTCGTCGATTGGTAAATAAGAACAGTTAAATGCTGCGACATTCTGACGCTCTAGCGCAGGTCCTGCTGTCATCACTGCTCGCATAGATGGTACGACATCCAATGTGGTTACTGCTGTTTGTAACTCATTACGCAACTCTTTCGTAAGTGTGTAATTCTGTTTAGTTTGTAGGTGCTTTTCCATAAAGTCAAAGTACCGTGCTACGGTTTCATCCCAATGCTCACGACGACCTTTTTCATCCAAGTAACGGCTATAGCGGCTCTTGGCAATAAAGGTATTGTACGGGGTCATGTTATATGCTGCCATGTTATGTAACTTCCTTTTCGAGTTTATCTGCGTTTTCTTCTATTTTATCTGCAAAGGCAGACACTATGTCTTCACTGCTGATATTGAGTAGTTCTAGCAAGGTTACTTCATCAAGTGCGGTTAACCGTTCTTTTATCTCGTGGAGTAGCAAAGGCATAGTTTCTTTCTATTTGTAATACTTGTTGGTTACTTCGTCGTAATTCTCTATCAAAAACTCTAAATAATGCTGAATCTTTTTTAGGTCTTCTTTTCCGTTCTTGTAAGGGAAACGGAGAATGTATTTTACCACATTATGTGACCACGGGTCAAGTCCCCAATCAAGGGCAATAGTCCACGGCTGTACACCTTTCTTGTAGTGTGTGCCACCAACTTGATGACTTAAAGTGTTAACCTCTTTAACCTTATTTTCGTATTCTTGAATCAAGTCGTTTAAGGTTTCTTCACGAAGATAGCCAAATGGTGTTGGCATTGCTATTGGGTTGGTCATACTATTCCTTTCACTTCTACACGACCACGAGTTGATTTAGTTCCTTGACTCCATGTACCACAATCACGGCACTGGTAACGCTGGTATGCACCAGTGGTAGACATTGCTGTACCACGCTTCTGTAAGTGCGTAGACGAGCAGTTAGGACATACAGCGCCTTCGGAGAACATATTGTGATTTGGGTGATTCTTAATCCAAGGACGGAGTGTGTCGTATAACGATTCTAACAACACCACGTCTTGAATGTTGTACGACTCCATGCGCTTCCACGCATCTTTGTCACCCTTCATGCACTTTGTCCAGAGTTCCATGCCTTCATGCTCTTGCTTCTTACCTAAGCCAAGCCTTTGTGCTACGAAGTCCAGCTTGTTACTAGGAAACCGAAAGTTGCTACGAACAACACGAAGTAAATCAATCTGTTTATAGGGACTAGGAGGACTAAAACTGTTGAGGATAAATTCTTTATTGATAGTAGGCATATCAAACTTATTACCATTATAGTGAACCACAGCGTCTGCATCGGAGAGAAGTCCATGAAGTCCTTTCAACATCTTTTTGGTTTTGGAGTTATGAACAGAATCAAATAAAACAGTATCGTCTCCGTGCCACTTCGCAGCATAGCAGAGCATATTCGATGAATCAATGATGTGGTTAGGTGAGATGTTCTGGTCCCACAGTCCCCACACCAAAGCTGTCATCGGCGCAGTTTCAATGTCAAGAAGAAGTATCTTCATAGGTTGTTTTGTGCTTCCATGAAGGATTCAAAGTCTTGTTTAGAAATACAAAGTTCACCCGCTGTTCCAGTATGACATTCCGGATAAGTAACTACAAAGCGTATCTTTTCCTTTAAGTCGTAACCGTAGTATGCGGACAATCCGTCAGCTACTTTAGCCATAACTGTTGTCCATGACTCATCGTAAGGCAAAGTAAACTGTTTGGTAACTGTATCATTACTATCTTCAATAGTAAGACTTACTGTGAAAGTGTCATTGTTGTCATCATAATTCATAATCATCTTCATCTCCATTGTTAGCCATCAAATCAAATAAAAGTTCTGCATCAATCACAGCGAGTGGCTTAGAATTGTTTTGCTTGATAATCACAATCGGTTCACCATCGCCGTGCTTCTTGCACTGTTCGTAGTAGTTATACACAGCAATCTTTGCTAAAGACTTACACTCAAATGTTGCTGGTAGTTCCTCTTTAGCAAACTGAGACATCACGACATCTTCGCCATGACTACCCATTGGACAACTGCGTAAGTCCTTGTCCGTCAACTGTGGATACCTCTCTAGCAACTGCTTTACTGTCCACTGCTGGAGCAGCCTTCCTTTTTGTTTTGCGGAGCTTGTTTTCAATTTTAATTTCCTTTACCTTTGTTAGCATCTTCTTGGGAATAGTGATACTGTTGTTACACATTCCTGCAGTGATGGTTCCTGCTAACTCAATTTGCTCATCGTCTTCAAACACCACAAAACCTACTGTCTTACACTTCAAATCTTCACGTTTACCTTCATGCCACTCACCCTGTGCTAAAGCATCTAACCACTCCACTAGGATGAGCTTGGCGGTGTCCAAGTCTGATTTAGACTTCTTTGTAGCCACAGAAGTTGTCCGTTCTCCAGTACTCGCTGCTGGTCGCCCTCGTAGGCTTTGAGGACTGCTTGATATAATTCGTTTTCGTTTGTACATTCTTCAAGAATCCTTTTAGCTTTAACAGGACCGATACCCTTCAGTCCAATGATGTTATCAATTCTGTCACCGGTTAAAATCTGAGTATAGAAAGAATGTAGCCCTTCAAACTCAGAGACATAATACTTTTCTTTCTTACGGTAGTTGTAATGCCACCCTCTGAACTGATTGAGGTCTTTGTCGATGTGAACCATGATGGACTCATCTTCAGAGACCGCATACGCAGCGATACCGACTGCATCGTCTGCTTCGATACCTTGTACTACTTCAAAGCCCCAAGAGTTCACTAGGTGGTCTCTTAGAGCCTGTAAATGTACTGGCTTTTCAGATATTCTCTGACCCTTGTATGGAGCTGTAACTGCTATCGAATCACGGAAGTTGCCTTTGCCCGTTAGGAAGCCCTTGTAATCTTCACAGTCCAAGTCCATACAAAGTTCAGTCATTGTTTCTTCAAGCCTTGCTATCGCAATGTATTCCTCAGCATCGTTGCTAGAGAAACCCACGGCGTAGCAAAGACTATCAGCATCAATGAACGCTGTTATCACAGGATGTCATCATCCAAGTCATCTGCAGCGCCTTCAGCACTGTATTTGACTAAGTCGGTAATGACAATCTTTGCCAGTGATGCACTCACGCCGTTCTTGTTCTTCCAAGTCCAGCTATAAGGCTTAATCAATGCCACAGCCCTAGAGCCGTTGCCTACGGTGTCCTTAATCTCATTGCCTTCTTTGTCATAAGGCTGGATAGCGTAGTTTGACTTGACTGTCAAGAACCAACCCTTCTCAGGTTTGTCTTCACGCTTGCGTGGCTCAAGACCAATCGACTCCAATGCTTCCACAGCCTTGTCAGACAGGTTAGCCAAGTCACACTGGAACTTGCCACTCATGTCGTTAACACGGTCAAAGAAAGCCCACTGAATTTCTGCTTCTATTTTTACTGGTTTAATTTCCATTTTAAAACTCCTTATCTACTACGGTTTATGAATACTGCTACAGCTATTGTACCACAACTACTGCAAGGTTTGGGTAGAGTAATTAAGACTTTCTTCTAGTGTCCCATCTTCTATATCCAACACTGCATCCTTTAAAAGTTCGTATGTTTCCTTTAAATCAAAGGACGAACTAAGCGAATAAGTCCCATCTTTGTAGGCAGACACAGCCACCATCCCAAGTAAGTTCTCGTCTTTTTCTTCTGTCATCAGTGTGTCTCTTTCCATGAGTTACCTACTTTGTATTCACCGTCCAAAGGACATCTTAATCGTTTCTTTGGATTAGGTGGGTTATTATCTAATACTTTTAATTCTTTTGCAACATCTATAATCGCCTGTTTTCCCATCTGTCCAGCTTCTTCTGCACGGTTTTCTTCCACTTCAATCTGCCACTCGTCATGGACATTGGCAACCATCTTAAAGTCTATCTTGGCTTTTCGTAGTCTCTTGTGCAAAATAACTACAGCCTGTTTCATTACTATCGCACCAGCGCCTTGCAGTAGCGTGTTGAGCGCCGAGTGCTCCGCACGAACGAGTAGCTTGCGTCCGTCGAGACCTTGTAGCCATCCTTCTTTAGCATAGAGACGAGCCACTTTCTCTCTGAGCCTTTTAAGTTTCGGTGTGTTTTGTAGAAAACTATCAATGAGTTTCTGTCCTTCTTTCGCAGAACCTCCAACAATCGACCCGATTTTGGCACTTCCTGCGCCATAGAGAAAGGCATAGATAAACGTCTTAGCTTGATTCCTCGTTTGCAACCCAGCAGCGGTTTGGTTCGCTGTGTGTATATCGCCTGATACAACCTCATTCGTATATTCATTGTCGTTCATATAGTGAGCCAGCATACGCAATTCTAATCCACTTGCGTCAATACCGACTAACTTATATCCTTTCTCTACTGTCCATAAATCCCTACACTCGTGTCCGTAGGGGCTACCGCTGTTAGGTACTTGTGCCATGTTCGGACTCATGTGTGTCATGCGACCTGTGACAGCGCCGTTAGTAATGACACGACCATGAACCCTACCGTCACTACCAACTGCATCTAGCCACGATGTAATCTGTGCTATTCGCTTTTGCAGCATCATGTATTCTGCGAGGGCTTTGGCTTCCGGGTAGTCAAGACTGGCGAGGACTTCTTCGTCGACGATGACGCTACCTTTTTCGGTACGCTTTTTGGGTTTCCAACCCTTTTCTTGAAGTCTCTCTGCAATTTGCTGGCGGCTGCCGGGGTTGAACGGGGTGATGATGTCGTTAAGCGGCTTGCCGATTTTGCTAATCCGATTCGCTTCAACTTTGGGCGGAAAAAGCTCCTGCATTGCAGTTTGAATACTATCCAACTTACTTTTAAGTTCAGCCAAAAGAGATAAAGCTGATACTTCGTTGAGTTTAAAGCCGTTGCGCTCTTGCTCGGCGATGATGATTGCGACTTGGTGTTCGAGGTCGATACTTTCTTTTGAGAAGTCATTTTCCATTTCCTTAGTTAAGTGTTTGTAAAGTTCTGCTGTTACTTTTGTGTCTTGAATACAGTACTGCAACATCTCATCGGTAAGACCGCCGTCAAAGTCTTTGAAGTCTCCCTTTTGGAAGCCTAGACGATTACCCCAAGCAGCAAGGCTGTGTCCGTCTTCTAGGCTAGGATTGTATAACCTAGACAATACCAGTGTGTCTACGACTTGGGACTTCTTTACCTGTATTCCCCAAACCTTCTTTAAAACAGGGAAATCAAAGAAGATGCCGTTATGCGTCACAATGCTGTCGCAGTTGTTCATAAAGTCTTGCAACATGGCTGGCTGCACAAACGTAGAGACAACATCCTTGTCAATGTCACGACACACAACACACCATATTTTATCATGGGTGCTGTTGGTCTCGATGTCAAGGACTATACGCATACGTTAATCATTTTAACTAAACTTTGCAGATTAAGCAAATACAATCGTGAAGTGTTGTTATCACCACCACTCACAATGCGTGGCATCGTCTGAATAATATAATTCCTGAGTATTTTAGTCGGGAATACTAAAGTCATCACAATGTCCTTATCAATAGCAAGGTTATGAAACCAGTACTCTGCTTCGGTGGTGGCGATGCCACTAGGCTTACCACGGCTCATAAACTCAATCGCAATGTTGCCGGTGCATTTCCACATATCTCGCTCTGTCTTAACCTCTATTTTGCTGTGCTGCAGCATATCAGCAACCTTCTGCTCAAAAACCTGTCCGTACTTCAAGTCAATATCAAACCTTTTGTCGTTGTTCATAAGCATAATTTTATCAAGCCTCCTAAGTACATTGCTACCGCCACAAACTCAACGGTGAACAAGGCGTAGTCCTTCTGCTGAACACCTGACCAAGCCCACAACCCGCTACCAATTAATCCAAACCACAGGTTCAGTGGAAATATGTTTAGGCTGGTCAAGCCAATGCCAATCAGACAGAGGATAGTCCCAGCCCACTTCAACGAATCACCTCTGCTGATTTAAGTTCGCCTGTTTCACCGTCAAAACACAGTTTTAAATTAGGCTGTGTTGGTGGGTGTACATCTCCTTCGCTATATATGCGTGCTTTGTAAGCGATATGCTTTGTATAGTAATTTGGCTTTTTCTCAGGTTTGATGCGATATTCATACAAATTATCACGCCATTGAGGGTTTGTTGTAGTTTTCCACTCAGAGTTGACACACCACAGACTTCTACTTTCGATGATTGCTCCATCAGCCCATGCTTTAATTAACTCTGCGTATTTATGTTTTTTCATTTCTTCTTAACCGTTTTCTTCTTGATTACAAGCGGTTCTTCTGCTACTTCTACGGGCATTGGTCGTGGTTCTTCAAACATTGCAGCAAGTAGTTCCTGAATCTCAGGTTCAAGCAATGTGAAAGACTTACCGTTGTTCATGTGGACATCACGGTCAACGATGTAGCTGACGTTCATTGTTTCAATGACGATGTTATTTATCTTAACTAGCATTGGTTTCAATCCTTTTCAGTTCGTGTTCAATCATCTTCTGTGCGTTGCTGAGTGCCTTAATCAGTTGCTGACAATCTTCTACATGGTAATCCGCTACAACATCAGTGCCTAATACTTTGTAAGCCTCTAGCGTATCTCGAATGAGATGCTTGAGTGTAGTTGTGAACTGCACTGGCTCATCGGCATCACCAAAGAAGAAACCGTAGTCCACTGCACCGTTCTCAGCAATCCATACAAAACCGTCTACTTTTACATTCTTACTCATTTTCCTTTACACCTTTCAGTTGCGATACGCTCTAACACTTTTAACTTTTCTTCATCGGTCATCTTGTACCAAGTACTGATTTCCTCTTTGTTTCTACCACAATCGTTGCAACTCATAATTGTGATGTCGTAGGTGCATTTACCAATGCAAGGCGATTTTACCATCTCTGTTTTCCATTTCCAAAAGTTGTTCCAGTTCGGTAAGTGTAGTGGTGGACATTTCCAAACCATATCATTTCTCTTGTGCCTTTCTTAGTATTGCTCTAGCAAATTCAATCCAGCCCTCATTAGAATCAATATGGTTTACAACTGCATTACCTACTGCAATTATTTCCTCATCTGTTAGTTCTTTTACTGGATGGGTATAGAGTGGAATCAAGTCTGTAAAACCCATTTCTACAAAGTAATCTGCACTTCTTGATACATCTCCACCTTGGCTCATCCACGCTACTGGTTCATTGTTCATTTTCCCTCCGCTAAGAATTTATCAATTGCTACATCAATCTCATTGCCAATCATCCAGCGCCATTCCGACATATCACCATTACAGGCTATAACCGATGGTGCAACAATTTTAGGGTCAATATCCCACGATGCACTCTTTAACCAGCGATAACGCTCGGCATCAGCATAGACTTCGGTGTTATCTTGTATGCGACCCAAGACATCCTTATTCAAGGTGCGTAGCCTGTCAATCTCCAAGCACAAGGCATTGATGTAGTTACGAGTAACAGAGTATTCGTCTGTCTTGGCATACTGCCTTGCTTTTTCTACTAAGTCGTTGTTCATAGTGTGTCCTTTCCTTTGTGTAATTTTAACACGTTCTGCGCAAACAAAACTAATTGTTCAATGTTTGCAGAACTTTTCATTGTGTTCGCCAAATTAGAGATAACTTGAATGTTTCCTTTAACATATCCAAGTTTAGGGTTTATCTTGTCCAAAGACGGAGAAGCCCACTCAGAGAACGGCTCTAGCTTTAGCCCCAAATACGGACAAAACTCGGGGATATGTATATCTTCTGCTGATATATCAAACGCACTTCCGTACTTTTTAGCCCGTGCTTTTGCGTTCTGCACAAGATATTTTTCCTGATTGTTAATCTTCCATTGCTTTTGTTTTGCTAAGTCAGCGCAGGGGTCTTTATCATACTTTTCTTTTTTATTTGCTCTTGTTCTTTGGCAGATAGTGTCTTTGTTTTTCAAATAATACTCCTTGTTCCGTTCTTTAAGTGTTTCTTTGTTTTTTTCCCGATAGGCTTTTCCGCTAACCACCTTGCGTTCGGCAATGCTTTCTTTGTTCTCCAAATAGTACTGTTTATAGTACTCTTTCCGGTCTCTTGTCATAATTCCTCCAAAATTAGTATTATAAACGAAAATAGCTCAGTTGTCAACAAGTATTTAAAGAGTGTTATCTTCAAAGGTTTCAATGAGCCTGTAAATATCCCTATCAAAGAACAAACTACCGGCAAAGCCTGTTTCTCCGGTGTATCGTGACTTCAGAACACGCAGCTTTGTTGTGTTTTTTTCTATCTCATTGTCCGCTTGCTGATTTCTTTCCATCCCGATAACCGCATCAGAAAGTTGACTAATACCTTGTGTTCCTCGTAGGTGCGAAAGGCTAATTTCAACCCCATTCTCTAAACCTTTATTACCTTCCAACCTTCTCGTATGTGACACTCCGAACAAGCCAACCCCTGTTTCTTCGACAAAAGTACGCAACCGAGTAAGAAGCATATCCAAGCCCTTACGCTCGTCCGTGTCAATCCCTGACAGAACCATTTGATAGTGGTCTAGGAATATCCACTTACAATCTTGTGCTTTCGCCATCCAGCGCAGTTTGCCGATAACCGTATCAATGTCTAACGAGCCAAAGTGGGCAAAAATCGTACATCTTCCAGTACCCATCGTGTTGTCAAAAGCCTGTTTATATTCCTCATCGGTATAAACAGTATGTGGCAGATGCAGTGCTTTACGAGCCTCGAACGCCATAATACCTAACGCAGTTCTAGCGGCTTTTTCTTCTAAAAACGCTAAACCAATATTGTCCGTAGTGGTTTGTAAAAGATGGTGTACTAACTGTCGCAACAGCGTGGACTTACCTTGTCCAGTCGCACTGGTGATAGTTATTAACTCACCGCCTCGCAAACCACAAAGCATATTGTCTAAAGTAGCAAAAGGATAGTGGGCATCGGGATTCCGTTGCGGTTCTTTTAGTTCGTCCCACAAATCCCTTCCGTTAATTAAGCCATCGGGTCGGTATTGTTCAGCACCCCACCAAGCATCAATAAATTCTTTGCCTGAATTATCTTTAAGATAGTCACACGCATCCTTATAGCCTTTCCTATGTTTCATTACCTTGACTTTGCCACCAAAGAGTTCAGCGACAGCCTGTGAAGCCTTCTGTCCTGCTTCATCGGCATCAAACGCTATGACGATATTCTCGAATGAATCAATCCATTCATACTGTGCTTTGCAGTCCTTTAGAGCCGCCGCCGCACCGTTTCTAACGCTTACGCATGGGTATTTACTACCCTGCATTTGATACGCCGCCATAGCGTCTAGTTCGCCTTCGCAGAGAGTTAAGTAGCGACCTGCTTTAGCAAAGAGTTGCTGTCCGAACAGCGTAGCGTTGTTAAAGTCACCCGCAATGCTGAACTGCTTATTAGCCACATCCCTCGTCTTCACTGCCGCCAGTGTGCCATCAGCATCATAGAATGGGTAATAGTGTTTACCAGTCGATTGTTTAACGCCGTAGGTCAGGCAAGTAGTCGAAGTAATACCACGGTCAGCGATACTAGAATTAGTAGCAGAGTCATAAAATTGTATGTCCTTAGTCATTGGTTTAACTGCCTTCATTGTTGTTGTTTCGCCAGTAGCACTGGTGTAGGTTTCACACTTAAAGCAATGTGTGTGTCCATCGTCATAGAGCGCATTGGCATTTGAACTGCCGCAATTCTCACACGGCAAGTGCTTAACGAACTTGCTGTTAGAAACTGGCATATTCAAATCCGCTATGCAGTTCTATTTCCATATCGCCAAAGTCTGCTTCTTTAATATCCTTCGGCATCAAGTTCTCAGCCGTGCTAAAGCAATCGTCTTCGGTGTCGCCTTCAACGGTCACATAGTAGGTCTTAGTCACTTTAAATGTTGCCATCAATCCTTTTGGTTCTCTCATTTTATTCTCCATTCACTTGTATAACCCCATGACGCACTCGCCAAGGGAATTCTGATTCTACATAAAAACACCTCGAAACGCCATCCTTAACACTAAGCCACCCGTGCCAGTAAGAATGACCCTTGTAATAGTTCCCACATACGGTATGCTCTAGTTCCCATTTAGCGGCTTTGTAGCCACCGTAAGCCGAGATAAGGGCTACCCCTAGCACCACTAAAACAAACAGCTCCCAAGGCGTTTTAAAGCCCCTGTGAAGCCATCTATCTTTGTTGGCTTCGGTAGTGTTTTTATCCATAGTGTTTTATCCAATTCAATAAAATGCTCTGCTTCGTGTTTAGTGGCGAATCGTCTAACAATACCGCCCCACTCGTCCCTTACTTCGTATCTGAGCATTAGTTCATTTCCTCGTAAATTAGTGGTACACCGTCTTCGTTTAGACATAACATTGCATTGGCTTTAGCAGCAATCATTTCGTCTAAGTCGTTGATTACACTAGCATAACCGTATTCATCGACCAAATCCACCATATCCGATAAGACAAAATGGTAGTGTGCTTCATCGTGCTTGTTCATAAAAACCCTTTCGTATTAAAGACAACTTACATTAAACATTGACATATTAAAAGTCAATACATAGACACAAAAATAAAAGACTTGACACAATTTCTTAAACTTCGTATAATGCTTTACGACATAATTCTATCGTTGATTGTTTCTCTATGTGATTAAAAACTATTAAAACCTTACGACCCTGATTCTATATAGGTCTATATTAACGTTCATTCCAATATTCGTCCATATCTTCGTCGCAATCGTCACCCGTAAAATCGTCTATATTGTCCATAAGCGATTCCAAATTACCCGTATCCGCATCACTCAATAGGTCGTTCCTAACCTGTACTGGGATATAGGCATCGACAGTACGAATACAGGTGCTACACATCTCTAAGAATTGCTTAGTGATAGCATGGCGCATAGTCGATTCAAAATCGTTTAATGCTGTATTGCAACATTGGCATCTCATTTAAACACCTCCGCTAAAGTTAAGACCGTGTTCGGATAATATCCTCTGTCCGTGTTACTTTGTTCAATGAACTTTATTGCTTCATCATATGTCATGGGGTATTTCGTAATTAGTGAAATGTGCCCTTTGTTCGTGTTTACTGCAACAATTAAATAATTACTCATTTAAAGCCTTTCTAAGCCGTTTTACGGCATTGGTAATGGGTAGGTATTAACTTCAATCAAAGTCGGCTAAAAAGCCAGTCATAGTCGTTCTAATACCATAAAAACATATCTTCTTCCTCGCAGTATCCTAG